CCGCGAAGCAGGAAGAAGCGCAAGCAGTCTGCGCGGGTGATGCAACTCACATCATGCTGTTTGGTGGCAGCAGAAGCGGCAAGACATTCCTTCACACGCGCAATGTGGTGATGCGCGCTTTGAAAGCTCCTAAATCTCGCCACGCTGTGTTGCGGTTTAGATTCAACCACGTTAAGGCGTCGATCATTCTCGACACGTTTCCCAAGGTCATGGAAGTAGCATACCCAGGCGTTGCGTATCACGTAGACAAGTCAGACTGGTATGCGACGCTGGCCGGAGACTCTCAAATATGGTTTGGTGGCCTCGATGACAAAGAGCGGACCGAGAAAATTCTAGGACAAGAGCACGCAACCATTTATTTAAATGAGTGCTCGCAGATACCGCAATCTTCGCGTGACATGGCGGCAACGCGCCTTGCGCAACAGGTCAATCAAGTAATCAAAGGCCGCAGTCATTCTCTGCTTCGACCGCGCATGTATTACGACTGCAATCCACCGAGTAAAAATCACTGGACGTATAAGATGTTCGTCCAGAAAATTGATCCTGAAAGCAAGCGCCCGCTAGAGCATCCAGACGATTACGCATGGTGTCAAATGAACCCGCAGGACAACGCGGAAAACCTGGCAGCAGGATACCTTCAAACGCTGCAATCGCTTAGTCCAAGACTTCGCAAGCGATTCCTGCAAGGCGAATTTGCCGATGCAACACCGAATCAGCTCTTTAGTGATGAAACCATTGAGACTTGGCGCACTTTGGGCGGTAGCTTGCCTGACTTTGTGCGCGTTGTTGTGGCTGTCGATCCTAGCGGCAGTGGCGACGTGGACAACGCGGATAATGACGCTATCGGGATCGTGGTTGCGGCGCTTGGCACGGACGGCAACGCCTACATCCTGGAAGATTTGACCGTAAAGGCCGGGCCTGCGACGTGGGCAAAGATTGCCGTTGATGCCTATGAGCGCCACCAAGCAGACAGAATCGTAGGCGAGGGTAACTATGGCGGCGCGATGGTTGAGGCCGCGATACAGACCATTCGGCGCGAGCAGGGGCAGCGCAGAGTGCCGTATAAATCGGTCACAGCGACTCGTGGCAAGGTTGTCCGCGCAGAGCCGATATCAGCACTCTATGAGCAAGGCAAAGTGCGCCATGTTGGTTATCTGCGCGACCTAGAGGATGAGCTATCAGGCTTTTCCACTGTCGGCTATGTCGGCGCCGGAAGCCCTAACCGGGCCGATGCCGCGATATGGGCTATCACAGAGCTATTCCCCGGCATCATAAAGCAGGCGGTGACCAAGCGAGAAGATAGCGAGGACGAATATGCAAACGCTGGTGGGTGGATGGGATGATAACTAGCAAACAGGTAATCGAGTGGTCGTGTTACGCGCAAAAAAGGCGTGCTACTGAGGGCATTGACGGCGCATGGTGGGAACTTATCCCCGAAGATCAAAAGCCGCTTGCGCATGAGTGGATAAAGCAAAATAGCAATTTGTTTACGACTTCGAGCGGCAATGAAGCCAATATACACAAATAAAGGATGGTCAGATGGCAAAGGCTATCCGACAGGCTATGAGGACAACGCAATGCTACCAGGCCTGCGCGAACACAAGCAATCATCGCTGCGCATAGCGATCCCTGACCTGCCGCCGGAATACCTGGATGGCGTGCGTGAGATCGTATCGCTTGAATCTCGCAATCCCGGCAAAGGCTATGCGACTGTGCTGATGTGGGACGTATGCCACGAGGCCGACAAAGCGCGCATGGTGCTGATTCTCAAGCCGATGGCGTTTGCTGATGGCCTAGATGACGAAAAGCTGCTCAAGTTTTACGCCAAGTTTGGATTTATCAAGACGCAGGATGATCCTGTGATTATGGCTCGCGCGCCTGATATGAAAAGGCATCTGCAATGATAGAAACGAATTGTGAGAAATGCGGAGCGAAGGAATTTATGCCGCACAAGATAAAATGCCCTTTAGTGCCAATACTAGGGGATTTGCGAGAAACGGAAGCAGGCGATCTTGTTGCGTGGACTGGTGAGTTTTTTGTATATGCAAGTGGGGAAAGGTATATGCAATGAGAATAGCTATTATCGGTAGTGATGGAGGAAAGGATTTAATGAAATCGACATATAAAAAAGATGTTGATCCATTAGATATTAGAAAGTGGGTAGGCCCTATCATGGAAGGAATGTTTGCAACTGCTATTCAGCCAGGATCAGACAAAACGCTTTGTATAGACAATTACAGAATCAATTATGGCAAGGCAGCAATAATGGTTAAGGCGTTTGAAATTCTAGGTTTGCAGCATTCGTTACCAGACAAAAAGCCTAAGAAACGGATTGCTAAAAAGGTCGTTAAGCCATGAGTGACAACAGAATCCAGCAAGGCGACGAAGGCGTAGAGGATATCCCCGCATCGCAAGAGACGGACGAAGATATCTTGCAGGAGGCGCGCGACCGCTATCAAAGCTGCGTAACGGATAATGCCGATAACGACTCGATGGCCCGTGAGGATTTGCTGTTCCTGAGCGGTGGCAGCAATCAATGGGAACCTGAGGCGGCGCGCATTCGCACGGCGGAGCGCCGGCCAATGATGACGGTTAATAACCTGCCGACGTTCCTGCACCAAGTAACGAATGAGCAGCGCATGAATACGCCAGGTATCAACGTGCATCCGGTTGATGACCATGCGGACAAAGAGACGGCGGAGGTATTAACCGGCCTGATACGGCATATTCAGTATGACTCAAACGCTGACGTTTGCTATGACACGGCGGTGAATAGCGCTGCCGCTATTGGCATTGGATGGTTTAGATTGGCGACTGAGTTTGAATCTAATGATTCTATGGATCATAAGATTATGTTTAAACGCATTCGCAATCCGCTGTCCGTAAAGAAAGACCCGCTATCGACTGATATTGACGGCAGCGATATGAATTATTGCTTTGTAGATAGCGTTGAAGATCGCGCAGAATTTAAGCGTAAATATCCCGACGCCGAAGCGAACAATACGAACCTTGTAGCGCAGGAACAGTATCGCGGCTGGTTTACAGACAAAACTGTTTTATTGACAAACTATTACCGCATCAAAAAAACCAAGGCTACGCTGTGCAAGTTAACCGATGGCTCTGTGGGCTGGAAGGATGATTTACCGAAGGTAATGCACGTTGAGATAATTCAGGAGCGCGAAAGCGAAAAGCGAGAAGTTGAATGTTTCCTCATGACCGGAACGGACATTCTTTCAAGAACGCCAATAAAGTGCAAGTGGATTCCGGTATTTCCCGTGTATGGCGATGAGATTGACATTGATGGCAAGGTTATCCGCAGCGGCATTATCCGCAACGCGAAAGATGCCTTCAAGATGTACAACCTGTTCATGACGCTCGCCGTTGAGGAATTAACGTTGCGGCCTAAGACACCGTTTATCGGCGCTGTCGGGCAGTTTGAGACGGCTAAACAGCAATGGGCAAGCGCAAACAATCGCAGCTATGCGTATATCGAATATGACCCAGTAACGGCAGATGGCAACATTGCGCCTCCACCGCAGCGGCAGCCTATGGCGGATGTGCCGACGGGGATGCTCGCCATGATGATGCACGCAGCGGATAACAAGAAAGCCACCATGGGCTTGTTTGACGCGAGCTTGGGTAACAAAGGTACGGCGACAAGCGGCATCCAAGAGCGCGAGCAGCAGCAGCAAGGCGACGTTGCGAATTTCCACTATGCAGATAACCTGAATAAAACAGTTGTCCATGTAGGGCGGTGCATTGTTGACATGATCCCGCATTATTACGATATGCCTAGAACGCTGCGCATTTTGGGTGAAGATGAAATATCGCAAGCGGTTCCTGTAAATCAGGAATACGAAAAAAAAGAAAAAGGCTCTGTAAAAATAGCGCTGCATGATTTAACTGTAGGGCAATACGATGTAACCGTATCGGCTGGCCCTTCGTTCTCAAGCAAGCGCCAGGAAGCGGCGGAGTTTATGACTAACGCATTGCAGGCCGCTAAAGACCCGGCAACATCAAGCGTGCTTACTTACCTTGCAATAAAGAATCAGGATATTGCAGGTGCAGAGGAAGCAACCAAGATGCTCAAAAAGTTGTTGCCCCCAAATATTGCCGAGCCTGATGAGGACGAAGAAGAGCCGATGATGCAGACGCCGAAAGGCCCGATGCCTGTATCGCAGGTGCCGAAGCTAATCGAGCAGATGGGTATGGCATTGCAAAATGCAGAGCAGGCGCTAGACAAGGCAAATGCAGACAAAATCAAACTCGATCAAGGCGACTTGATGATTAAACAGGCCGCAGAGCAGACCAAGCATTTCGAGGCTGAAACGCATCGCTTCGATGCCGAAGAAAAGCAGCGCATTGAGAAAGAGCGACTTGAGATTGAGAAGATGCGCGCGCAGACCGAGCGTATTGCGGCAATCAAGGAAGCGCTGACCGTTGAGAAGCCTACAGCAGAGGACGGCATGGAAGGCGAAACGCCGCAAGGCGCATCTACGGAAGAAATTGCAATGGCTATCGTAAACAGTCTGCGCGAGCCTGAGCCTATGCCATCGACAATGACTGTAACCGCCCCTAGCGGGCAAACTTATCAGGTGCAACTACATTGATGATTAACACGACGCATGGCCCTATGGAAGAATCCTTATTGGTTAAAAAAGAGGGTTCTCTTGATGACGAAAACGAGTTTACTACGTGGGTAGAGTATTACTTGGGCGATGAATTAGTGCATCGCTCTGCGCACGTAAGACTGAAGAAAAATGTCGTGGCGGAAGGTATCGCTGCAATGCTTTCATAAAAGGAGAAACACATGGCTAATACACAGGCATTTTGCACTCAAGCAAAGATTGATTTACTTAACGGCGGTCACGCATTCGGCACGCAACCGACAAATAGCGTTCGCACGGTAACGACAAAGGACACGTTTAACCTTGCGCTGTATCTTGCATCTGCAACGATGAACGCGAGCACGACGGTTTACACTTCTACCGGCGAACTCGCCGCCACTGGCAACTACACCGCAAAAGGGAAGCTGTTAACCAATGCAACCGCGCCGACATCCAGCGGCACAACGGCATTCTGGACGCCTAGCGCATCGGTTACATGGACAACACTTACTTCGTCTGGATCATTTGACGCGGCGCTGTTGATTAACAATAAATCAACCAGTGGCGGCGTTGAGTTGGCTGTGTCGGTGCATACGTTTTCTGCGCAATCGATTACCGCTGGCGACTTCACGCTTACCATGCCGACGAATGATGCGACTAACGGCTTGATTCGGATTGCTTAATCATGGCAACCGTCCCCAAAAACTTTACGAAAAAAGAAATTTTCGACGCAATTGCACCCGACAGTTGGCAGGCACTATTAGCTTGCTCTGCGTTGCCTGCATTCGTACAGGCGATAGACATGAAAGCGCGTGATGACATAAAAATGTGGGCGGATGTGTTTCGCCTTGGGACTGCTCCAATTTTAAAAAATAATACGGAAAGAATAGCGATAAACGCCATCTGCAATGCAACGGTGATCGCTCCAGACCCGCAGCCATCGCCGTGGACATACACACTAGCGGCGCTTAAAAACACAACGGGCGGAATCGATGTAACGGCAACTTTTACAAATTCCGTTACCGGCGATGTGGTAGTAAAGACCATGAACGCACCTGATATGTCGAAAGCCAAAGCAGATGCGCAGGCATTAGTCCACATCAGCGTGCTTGACGCAAGGGATGCTGCTTTAGCGTCTTACGGATAGAAGTAGTTGTCCAGCGCATCATTCATAGGCACTGATACCAGCACGCAGGGTAGCTGGAAAACCGTCTATGGGGCTGATGGATATCGCATCGCCTATACTGGTGGCTCGGATTACATTAGCAATCCAAGCTATTGCACGCCAACGCTATCAGGACAAAATCAGTTTACATGGTCAGACCCCGACTCCAGCGTTAAAGCCCTGCAACGTCCCGGCGGAAGCGATAGGTTCGCTGCTACAGACTACGTTACTAACGGCAACACGCAAACATGGTCGTTTGATACAGGCAGCACCACATGCCAGTTCTCAATGTATTTGTTGGATTGGGATGGCGGCGGCGCGCGCAATGCGTCTATCGAGATCAAAGACAATCTTGGTAATTCTCTTGATGGCCCTCGCGTAGTAACGGGTACAAATTACGCTAACGGCATTTGGTACAGCTGGACGATTACCGGTAACGTTGTTGTCTACGTCACTGGTAACGGCGCGCAAGCTGCTGTATCAGGGATATTTTTTGATCCTTCTGGCGGAGTAACGCAGGCTCTTTCTGGCGTTCAAGCTACTGCATCAGTAGGAGCGCTTGCGCCAAGCATGTCAATAGCGCTGACCGGCGTATCGGCTACCGGCGGTGTTGGGACGCTTACTCCGGTAACTGGCACATCGGTTGCGCTAACCGGAGTTCAGGGAACCGGCGCAGTTGGCTCTATTGGAAAAACGTTTTCTATACCTTTAACTGGCGTTGCTTCTACTGGTTCAGTAGGAACATTAACGCCAGTTACCGGAGTTACCGTCGCATTGTCAGGGGTTCAGGCTACAGGTGCATTAGGAAGCCTAGGCAATACATTTTCTATACCGCTTACTGGCAATCAGGTTACTTTAACTGTAGGAACGTTAGTTCCTTCGACTTCAGGTGGAAGCGTTAGCGTTGCATTGACTGGCGTATCAGCTACTGTTTCTGTAGGAAGTTTTAGGCTATCTGGCGTTGCGACAGGTGGCGGCGGCAGAGTAAGAAAACTAGCAAATTTCTCGCAATATCAAGTCGAATCAGAATCAGAGAAATTAGCGCGGCGCATCAAGCAAGGCATCATCAAGCCTACGCCGCAGACGATAGAGCCTGTGCGCCTTGCCGAGCGCAAGGCCGCGATACAGCAGGCCATCGAGATAGATACGCAGTTGCGCCAATTGCGCGCAGAGGCTGCGGCGCATCAAGCAGAAATGCAGCGCATGGAAGCGCTTAATCAGGAGCGTAAAAGCCGCCTGATAGAGCAAGCCATGCTGCGCAAACAGCAGGAATTGCAGATGGCGCAATTGCAGGAGAAGGCTGCGCAGGAGCAGGCAGAAATGCTTGATGTTGCCTACGTTGCGAAAGCCGTTATGGATATGTTGGCCGCGAGGAATAGACAATGATTATTGTTAAAAATAGGCGTTTGGGTAAATTTTATATTACAGGTGACTACCTAGATGGGTTTAATCCAAACGTACAGCAGATCATGGGGCAATGCGTGATATTGCGTTCTGAATATATGATTCATATGGACGCCATCGAATATATAGCTGTAAGTGATAAATTTGATGAATTGGAGGAAGGAAGGAAGCCACCAGAATATACATGGATTATTGATGAAGGAATTCTGTCGTGGAAAAAGGTTTAAAAATGACAAAAGAACGATTGCAAGAAATTTCCTCAATTTTCGAGAAGCAAGCTCCAAGGGCGCTTGATTTCCTTGAATCAGAATACTTATCCAATTCCGCCGCCATTGATGCCATAGCCACAAGCAACGGTTATCGACTGGCAGGAATCCGCCTCAAAAGGGCGGTTTTCACCACGAAACCGCGCAGGCCGGATGCCTGAAATGTTTAGGAGACTCACTTGACAGACGAGGTATTACCTGATACAAGTCAGC